TTTTTTTTTTTTTTCAGTTTAACGTCATGGGAACAGGTGGACGGTCTTATATTTAGAATATAGTGGGTAAAAAAGAACAGATTGATTATTGGTGTCTTAATTCATAATATTTAGTTTTGAAGTAAGGTGAGTGTTTGGATAGATGATGATAACAATTAGAATATAATTGATCATTGAATGGGTCGGTAGGTAGATACATATTAAGTAAATGAGTGTAATTAAGATATGTATCATTAGATGTTTTGGAGTCGATTGCAATAAGGATTCGAGCGAGAAGTTGTTTACAATCAACAGATAAGTTTATAGTTCCGAGAGAAAGGCCACAGAACTTGATAATTTTTGAACGGACTAATTTTGCTTTCATAGTCCAATTATCTGGGTTGAAAAATTTTGAAACTCTAGCAAAGTGATTGATAGCGGAATCGTCACCTGCATAACATTGTGGAGTTTCATAAGGGATGTTGAATTTTGTATTGGTAAAGGCAATGTTTCTATGGGAATTTAAGTCAAAAGTCCAACGATCGCCAGAATTTTGCATAATAGGGACAACACCTAAATATGATTTAGTTTTAAGTTTACGGTTAATGTAATAATTTATGAAGTGTTCTGGAAAGTTTAGGTGTTTGAACAGTAATTTATCGAAGTGAAGAAAAGGTGCATTGCAACCAGTATCCCAACTTTCGAAATCAAGTTCAGTATTTTCATTAACGGTATAATCCCAATGATCATTGTACCAATCGGAAAATTCTTTTGGAGATTTAGCTGAGTGAATGTAAATATGAGATGGGAAATGTTTTTCGATCATGAGGCGGAAATAAGTAGCAAATGTGGATTCATATAAAATAGAAAACAATGGAAAGGTGGTAACGATTTGACCTGCTTTTGCAACTCTATTAATACAATCAATTTTTCGAACAATTTGTCCTTTTAGAAATAATTTAGTAAAAAAAGGATGCCAATCTGGATCTTCAACTTTAGATCTGGTTAAAATATTTTGTGTTGTACGATTTTTTAACCAAGAAGCTTCGGCGATTTGGAAAGATTGTTCAAAAAGTGATTCATTGAAAGGAATTTCTGGTAAGTG